TAAATGCCCGTTTAGTGCATTATGTTATTAAGAATAAAGTTCCAACAACTGCTTGCTGCCTATTAACATGTTAGACGTATAGCCCGACACATACGCATCAATGGTAGCAAACGCGCTGGCATCATCCACCGTATATACTTCTAATGGTATATCTGCATCCACGCAGGATTCTACAATCTCTGGTGTCAAATTCCGATAGTCTGTATCAATGAATACTTTGTTTTCGGACGTTTTAAGTGCCACAGCTTCGTCTATTTTTGTTGACGTGATAGTATCAACAAGATACCCAAGCCTTGCGTTTGGAAGGCTTGTTTTTACATATCCAAGAAGGCTTGTGTAAAATGAAATCCATGTGATATTTTCAAGCATGTCATATCTTTTTGCGATGGGGACAAGCCCACTTATCTGTTCCTGTGAACCACGTTTCAACTCCACATACGGGTGCAGACCAAGCCGTTTGCACAATATTATGAATTCCGTAAAAGTTGGAATCTTTGTTCCTGCATACTGCTCACCCTTGTATATGCCAAAGTCATAGGCTAACGCTTGTTCATATGTAATCTCGGTAATGTTTACTATTTCAGAAATTTCACTTCCATCTGAATTCCTCGCTACCCTGTTTATTTTTGTATCGTGCAGAAGGACAGGCACATTATCCGATGTAAAGGTAATATCCGTTTCAACGTATGTGAACCCCATTTTGCGCGAGAGTTTATACGCAGGGAGTGTGTTCTCAGGAGCATCTACAAACCCACGATGATTAACAGATTTTACACTGGATATACTGTTCAGCGATAGTTCAATGTCATTTTTCATACTATTTGTATTTAAAACGACCGTATTAAGTCTATCGATTATCGGATTGTAGACAGCGAAATAGCAATCATTAAACGACCTAAAACTAAACCGAATAAATTTGGCACGGCTATCAATTGTAATAATTTCATTAGCGCTTTTTGCAGTGATTGAATTTTTTATGTGATACCTCTTTATATACTCCTGATTGCTATCGTATGCGGCATACATAAGCCACATCGCACGATCTTCGGGGTAACGTAGTATTACCCCAATTTTACCGTCGGCAGGCACTTCAATTAGACTTGTATATCTTTCTTTATTTGAAGTGGGTGTACTGATTCCGCCGTCAGCATTCACATATCCGTCATAAAAAGTGTAATCAACAAAATAATTAGCATCACTTAAAGATCCATTTAGTGACCTTATAGCATCACCGGTTTCCTTAGCGCCCGCTGCTGCTCTGGCGATTGTCAGTGTCCCATCTAACGCGATCTGCCCCTCGCCAACCGGCAAATCTATAGGAGCGATCCTTCCATCACTCCCAACCGTCAGCACCTTGCCTGCGTCCGCCGATCCCCCGGATGTTTTGAGCTTCTCGATGCTCTTGTTCTGGAGAGCCTTAATCATGGCTATTGTTTCGCCGTTCATAGTCCACCTCCTTATCCGAGCTTTCGCCAGATTGAATTGGCCTCATCGTACATGTATGCATCGCTGGTATTCATCTCGATAAAGGTCGACCCGTTCCGGATCAGAATGCCCTTGTATTCCGTCACGGGTTTTGCATCTGTCGAGAGCCCGGCAAGAGTAAAAAGCTCCCGGCTCTTCGCAACTCCGTCAACAATTTTGTATGGTGCCGGGGTCGAAGAAATAATTGAAATCATCCGTTACCTCCTTCCAGTGCGGCCACACGGGCCTCAAGCTGTGATATCCTCGATGTGAGTGTCGTAATGTTTGCCGCTGTTGCGATTTCAACGCTATTGTTATAGACAGTGATGTCATTATATGCAGATATATCAATGGCATGTGCGGAAAGTCTATATTTACCCATCTGAAGTCCCCATCCACAAAAGCCGAAGTGGATGTTATACTCATCCGCTCGGACAAACTGGAGATGCTGAGTGACTTCCTGCTCGATCTCTCCGCCATATACAAGCTGTACTGTATACGTGCAGATGATCTCCGCGCCTTCCTGCACCGCTGCCATTATCTGCTCATACGTCTTGTCGGCTGTCGGACTTGACGGACTGTCTCCTTCTATCTTCGTCACCGCGACATGAAACTTGTCAGCCTTGTTGTTGACCTCGCTTGTCAAGCTGTTGACATCTCCCATCATAGCCGGAGACCCTGTTGCAGATGTGCGGACAACCGTTCCGTTACTCTTTAAGATGATATACGGAGCAGTTATCATCCAACCATCTCCATAGCCAGGATCACGACCATTGATATACGTAAGGCCATTCTCACCAAATTTGATCTGCGAAGTCCCTACACCAATCAGACAATGATATCTCGTCTGATACGGATCATCATCGGTTGACTGGCTGTACCTGTACTCGACAGCCATCACGCTCCGCCCGGAGGCGAGTGCATCAATGACATCGGCATATGTCTGTCTGCATGTACACAACGCACTGTCTCCGCTTCCGACCGTGTCAAACTCCACAACGTATGGAGCTGTGGAGATAACCGCCGAATTGATTTCTTCGGCTTTCTCTTCAATCTGTGCAAGCACCTGTTCGAAGTAACTGACATCCTGCTCACTCGGCTCTGTTGTCTCCGTAGGCATGTCCGCCCTTTTGAGGACAGGTATCTTGATCTTATAGACCGTTCTGCCGCTCGTATCTCCTCTGTCGAAAATATAGCAGAAGAAGCTTCCGACCTCTTCCAGGAAGCTGTCAGGAATCGGAATGGTCGTTATCCCATCCGAGCAAGATCCCGCCCGCAGGGTGGACCCGCCCGACTCCTCAAGAGCAAAGTGTGCCTCGACCACTGACGGAAGATTGAGACCAACAACCCTCAACGTCTGGCCGTAATCGTGCAAATACGCCGCCTGTGACGAGACAGATCTGCAAGATCCGTCAAAAAATGCATTGATCAATTTGACACCTCCTTATGAAAAGCGCATTGTGACCGATGCGCCGATTCCGACAGCCTCGTTGTTGACGACATTCGCAAAAGCGGCATTCTTCCGAACGGTCACATTGATTCCAAAAGCTCCCGGTGTTGCTACGATAGTATAATCAGCTGATGTTGCCAGCTCCGTGTCCGTCGTGATCAGGTAATTACCGCCCTGCCGCGCATTGACTTTAAGAGACGTGATCGTAATCGTCGGCATTGATCCTGATTCGGTCGGCAAAGACATAGGAATCGTAAACCTCACCTCTGTACCGCCGGCTGTGACAAATCCACCTCCGTCCCAGGTACCCGTCATTGTTGCATTCTTCCGCGGAGCTTCGGCAAGCTGTCGCCATCCATACCATGTAGATGTCTGTGATACGTACGCCCTTGTGAATACTTCTCCATGCTGGGTGACGATAATCTGCGCACGGCTTTCTCCTGTTTCCGGAACAGGAATGACCCACATAACGAACGGGTTGGATGTTGGGCAGTTTTCCAGACCTGTGGCATAATGCACGTTCGGGGCTATATAACAGCCCACTCCCAGTACATCGTCAAGATCATCTGGAACACCGTCAGTGAGGGATGGGTTCAGCACCTTGGCATCGTTGTAAACGCCCTTGCAGTCTCCGTCAATGCGCTCATCCATTACGAGTTGCGAGACGCTTATGTAGTTCTTGCCATTGTTCCCAGATGTTAAGCTGTCACTGAGATACGACAGGCAAAGGATTTGCCCGTTTGCGTTGACAAGGAACTTCGGATCTTCTTCGGCGAGATAATTTGATGTAATTCTGTGCGCTTTTTTCAGGCTGCCGTCTGCATAGTTGTACTGGCAAATAAAAGCGCCGCTGTTTTTATATGCTGACACTTCATGCGTCGAATCGATAACTGAGTTGCTCGCGAGTAATTGCAGATACTGACCCTCGTAAAGCGTAGCTCCACGGAGGAAAAGCGTGTCGTTTCCGTTGTGGAGACCGGCGGTCTCCTTCACTTCATCGATTAAGAGCGAAAATCGTTTTAATTCATCATTGAATTCAGAATCAAAAACCCGGATCGTTGTGTCTGTAGCGTTCTTATACGCAATGTAATAGAGATCGTTAACATCGTCATAATTGATCCGAATAACGCGACCGGCATCAAATTCCGGGTCGATGACGGTCCATGCGTCATCTATGTCATACGTGACAGGATCTAAGATTATGACCTGATTTTCGACCGCGCCCGTCGCTATGTACAACTTATCAGTGTTCGGGTTGTAGCAAATTCCGCCTGCATATCCAATGTCCGCATATGTCTTTGTAGATCCTGTAATCTCATGGAAATCAGTGTCGTATGCTTTGAGTATTAAATCTGATTCTTCATATTCAGATTCTTCCGGAACAGCTGAATAGATAATGATGAATCTGTCTCTTTCTGAATCGTAGCACGCTCCGTGAGGTATAAGGGTGTTGCTTCCTGCGCCTCCGTTTTCCGACGCGTTAAACTGTTTAATAAAGCGTTCGACTGGAGCGGAGTCTCGAATGTTCCGAGACACTATAACAGCACCTTCTGAATATGTACCTGCATTGTACAGTACGGTCGAATCATCCGCCCAGATCGTCCCCCCGAGTCTGTATGTTCCATCTGGCACAACAACCCGTTTTCCGCTTGCGATAGCCGACAGAAACGCCGGGGTGTCATAAGTTGTGTCGTTCCCTGTCGCGCCATACATCTGTGGCGTAACAATCCCGAGATCATAAGCCCCAGCATTACCGCTTGAGTTGAATCCAAGCAAATGCTGCGGCGCGCCTGATGTCGCAAGGGTCGACGCGAGACTCTGGATCGTCTGCGGCATATTCTGGATGTTCTGAATAGATGTCTGGAGATTGTCCAGCGCATTCGCCGCGGTCCGTTGAGCGCGAGACGCAGCATTAGCTGACGCTTCCGCTGAATTCGCGGCTTCCTGCGCTGCCTCTATCGCGTTCTGGGTCGCATCAGCCGCAGCGTATGCGGCGGCGGTTGCGGCCTCGGCTGCCTCGCGGTTCCGCTCGACATAATTGATCAGGCTTTCAGATTCCTGTCCGCCCATATCAACCGGCGAGCGTTCAATTTCAATAATGAAATTCGCGGTTGCTTTCTTCGTTCCGGAACGGACAAATATCAGCTCGGCAATCGCTTTGCCGGGGTATGCTGTCATCTGCTCCGCAATGTCCACGATCACACGCCTGTTGCTGTTCATGCCGTTCGGGACAATGTTCGAGTACACGTTCCCGTCCGGTTTCATGATATTGAGCGTTACTTCCGGATATCCGCCGGATACATCAAAGACACTGTCACCTTCGACGATTTCAAAGACCCATTGTCCACCATATTCTCCTTCATTTGCGTGGACGATAGTGACCGCGCTGTCGTATCTCGGCACTGTGTTAAGTTTGTAAATTATCATATGCGCTACCTCACTAACGATGCATATTCCTGCATCAGCTTCCTGAGTGTGGAGTTAAGTGTCTTCTTAATCGTGCCAAAACTCATCGACGTATACTGCTCTTTAACAACATCCCAGACGAGCTTGACGACCTTTATGTCCTCGGAGATTCCAAGCGGCTGATAAATCACCTTGACCGTGTCGCAAAGCCCGAGATGTCTGTGCGGAAGCCTCCCGACATATTCCGCCATCTTTGACAGCTCGTATCCCGTCAACGTAATATTCGAAGCAATATTCCATGGCTTCTTTTTTGCCTCGGCGTTATTCTGCGCATCCGCTTTCGTGTCGAAAACTGTGCCCTGCTGCATTTTTGCGGTCAGGTCAACAAGTTTATAGTTCGGCAGGATCCGGACCGGCGTCTGGTCATTTCCCATCCAGAAATACGGTTTGAATTGCAAATTGTTATCATAAGTCGAGTACATCACCGCGCCGGTGTATGTCTCGGCACTGGATGTCTCACTCGTGATGTCTCCGATGTTGACGCCGTATCGGAATACGACACCGGAGGCCTGACCGCGCTCTGCAAGTAATTCCAACTTCCAACGATCATACCGAACCTCACCGTATCCGATTGTGTCTGCAATCGACCCGTCTACGCCCTGGATGTAATCGCGCAGTCTGACAGGGGTCTTTATGCTTGTCTGGATCGGGTCCGTGATGTCCGTATAATAACTAACCACTGATGCGTGCTCCGGATAGTTGTACTTCCTGACGCCGCTCTCCACATAACTGTAGCCGATGATTGAATTCTTGAACTGTGCAAAGCGCTGTTTGACTGTCAGCTGGCTGGGCATTGTGCCGTTGATGTAAAGACCGCAGTTTATCATCCCGACATGCTTTGCATAGATCTTTAAGGTTTTAATGTCATTTTTAACTCTATAGATAACGAACGGCTGGACGCGGCCCGTATCATCATACGGAGCTCCGATATATCTCAGCTCGCATATCTCGCCTGCCCGTATCCCGTTTTTGGGATATTCTGCTTCGAGCAGACAGTCACCGTTTCTGGACTCCGTGACCTTGCAGCTGATGATATCTGTCATGCGCCCAATGCCGTTCGACGTAAACGCGAGTTCGGTAAAATCAAACAGTTTAGGGATCATATCATATACCACCTCGGACAGAACTCGTAAATCCCGTGTCTGCTCTCGACAGTTACGGTCATTCCTGCAGGAATGCACATCGTTTTGTATTTGTTCGGAAACCCCTCGATGATCGCATTGTTCGCGCAGGCAAGCTCTCCGGGGAGCTTGCTGGTAGCCTCATGGATCTCCGCGTCGTACTTGATATCGTATCCGTAGTAGTCATAGAGATTATCTGACACATCGTACTTGATAGTGCTGATGATCTCGCCTGCATTATCATAAACAGCTATCATATGCTGTCTGTCATCCCTTATCTTTGCTGTGATAATTGGATATGCATCGTAACTCGTCGGATTCTTGAGCGTGATCGTCTCGCCGTTGTCGAGGATCCGCGGGACGTCGCCGTCCATAAGATACTTCTGTGGCATTGCCTGGAACTTCAAATCGAATCGCCCTGACCTGTTAAGCGTCCGAACTTCCGGATCCAGAGGGCTGAGCGCCCTGGCCATACGGTAATAGTTCGGATGATAGCAGTCTGTCAGTTTATAGACGTTATCTGTGTGAGCATTCCACCATTCAGAAAATGCATCCCATTTCTTATCAAATCCCCGTGAGATCCACGCGGGATAAACAATGTCGACATGCGACCAAGACCCGACATAAGTTATCAACCGCCCGGGTCTGCCGGGCACCTCAACAGTCTCAATCTTCCGTTGAGGAGTTACCCAGGACCCCGTCCCGCTTACGTTGATACCGAAGTCAAGCGAGCATTTATTATCGTAATTAAAATATCCCATCACTTGACCCCCATCATGTCATTGATCTTATCAATCACCATGTCTGCAAGTTCTTCCTCATCCTGACCAGGGGCTCCGTAAACATTCACGGTAAATCCCCCGTAGTTGTTCGTCGGACCAGCTCCGGCGAGTGCCGGCAGATATGCGCTGTCTCCGCTGCTGAGGATTGCCCCGGTCTTCCGGTACAGATCTAATGCTCTAGATCTCTTTGAGGCTGACAGTGGAATAACGACTTCAGGCTGATTTCCTTCAGCCAGGAAGGACAGCTGTTCGCGGGTAACAAATCCACCTTCGGCATGGCCCGTTACGCGGTTAACGATTTCCGAGACCGTTCTTGTGACATTCTGCACGACGTTGACCACCGCGGTCATAGGCCTGCTCAAGATGCCCTGCATGGTCGACCATGCGGAGCTTGCCGCGCTGGCGGCATTGTTTACGCTTCCGACATTGCCGCTCATTGGTCTGGCAATGATGGGCACCATGGACCCGTGTGCGGCGCTTGCCGCCGGCGGACCGCCATTTACTGCATTGATCTGGCCTTGCATCGGCTGCACGATTATCGAGTTCATTTGTGCTTTTGCAGTTGTTGACGCTGCGTTTCCGCCATTGACCTGATTGACATTTCCTGTCATCGGTCTTGCGATGATGTTACTCATTTGCGACTGGGCTTTACTTGCTTCCTGTGTCGTCCGCTGTACAGGCCCGACTTTGCTTTGGAGCTTAAGCGCCTGGAAGATATGCTGCATGGTGTTGATACCGCTCGTAGCTTCCGCTTCAGCTCCTGCCGTGTCTACGGTCGGTTTGATGGGCTCCGCGCTTATTGCATGGATCTTATCAACTGCCGACTGTCTCAGGGCTTCCATCTGTGCTTCTGTCTGTACTGTCGTTTCCGCCGCTGCGGCCTGCGCTGTTGCTCCGGCTTCATTCGCTGCCGCCCCGACATTGGCATAAGCCTCAGCCGCCTTGTCGATTGCTTCAGGAGTTCCTTCCGCAGCCATCTTCATAGTCTCGTCAAGGCCCTGCACCTGGGAATCTGCTTCCGCTGCCGCGGCTGATGCTTTCTCATAGGCGCTCGCCGCTTTTTCCAATTCTGTGTTATAGCGTTCCTGCGCTTTCTTAGCCTCCTGCTGTCTTTCTATGCCTGCTCCGGTCGTCGCATCGGTGGCAGTGAGCGCGGAATTCAATTCTTCCTGCGCAGTCTTGGCATTCTTAACAGCTTCGGTATAGGTATCTTCCGCTTTCGTGAGCGTCTGATGTGCCTCAGCCTGTCCTTTCAGGGCATTGGCATAATCAGCCTGGAAAGCCTGCTGTATAGCCTGCTCCTTAAGTTTCGATATGTTTGTATCGATCGCGCCGTTGATCTCTTCCAGCGCTGCTTTAGAGCTTTCTGCCTGAGTGATGAATTCCGTGGAGTAATCCGTACCCATTGCGGCATTGAGTTCATTGAGGGCAAAGTTAGCCGTTTGCTCCATTCCCTCTTTCAGGTTCCCTTCTGCGTCATAGCAGGAATTAAGCATGTCCTGATAATAGGACAACCCCGCTCCGGCTGTCTCGATGCCGGCCGCGCTTGCTTCGATCGCGGATCCGACACCGTCGACATGCTGAGCGGCCGCATCCGCCGCACTGGAAACCTCTGCGACCTTATTTGCAAATTCTATCTGCTCAGCTGTCGCCTCTCTCGATTTAGCACCTGCTTCCGCCATGACCGCACCGAGCGCCGCCAAAGGAAGGACGACCGCGCCGGCAGCCAGTCCGATACCGAGTGTACTGGTGGACAGATATGCCCCCATTCCACCCGCGGCCTCGACAGCGCTGGAGAACTCTCCGACCTTTTTGGCCACCGTACCAACTCCGCTCACGACCTGCCCGGTCGCTGTCACGACTTTACCGAAAACGGAAATACACGGACCTGCCGCGGCTGCAACTGCCGCCCACTGCACAACGCTCGCTTTCTGCTCCGAGCTGAGGGCGTTGAATGCAGATGTCGCTTGAGTAACCTTTTCAAATCCCGCTTCGATCGCCGGAGCAAATTCCGTGAGGATCGCCTGACCAGCTTCGATGCCTGAATTTTTTATCCGGTTGACCGCCTTGTTAAACTTAGAGCTTGTTGTGTTCGCGACCTTGTCGAATGCTATCTGTGTAGTTCCCGCAGCCTTGCTCATGGATGCGAGTGCCTTGTTGAACTCCTTCGCGCCGTTCGCCGCGATGTTCATCGCCGCCCTGCCGGCACGGACATTTCCGAACATGTCGCCGAGCTCTACGCCCGCTTCATCAGCGCCCTCGATCACGATGCCGAGGACGTCAGCAAAAGAAGCACCGGAGTCCATGAGTTCATGGAAGCTCTTGCCGGTCTTCTCCTTCAGGATGTCACTCGCCTTAGTCCCTGACTTACCCAGCTCGTTAATCATCGAGTTGAGGTATGTCGTGGATTCCGCTGTCGAGACGCCGTTCTTTGTCATTGCGACATATGCAGCCGCGACATTGTCAAGATTGACGCCGTATGCCGCTGCTGTCGGGATGACTGTACCGAGAGACTGACCGAGCTGTGCGACTGTCGTTTTACCTAAGTTCTGAGTATTGATGAGCTTATCGGAAACGGCCGTTGCCGCATCCGCAGATAAGTTATAAGCGTTAAGAATTGTAGTAAGTGTGTCCACGCTGGTTGTGACATCCGTGAACCCTGCTTTTGCCAATTTGGAAGCGTCAGCCACAAACCCGACAGCCTCACCCGTTGAACGTCCGGCGGAGATTGCCTGATATGTGGCCTCGGCTAGATCTGACGCTCCTATTCCGGTTGTATTGGACAGCTCTTTGATTTGCTTTTCCATGTCGGACATGGACACTTCAGACTCGTCGGCGATCGTCGAGACTTTGGCCATCCCGTCTTCTAATCCGGTGGCCAGCTTGACAGAGGCAGCTCCGGCCGCCGCGATCGGCGCAGTCACCGTAGTCGTGAGCTTATCACCGACCTTAGTGATATTCTGTCCGAGCTCCTGGAGCTTCTGCCCTGCCTTCTCAACTTCCTGGCCCCAGACCGTAAGTAAATTATTTTGTGCCAGCTGACCGTTCAGACGGTTGAGCTCATTTTGTGCGTCCGCAAGGGCCTGCTTCCACTTGAGGGTACGTGTGTCGGCTTCGCCGTACTTTTCAGATGCCTTCTGGACCATCTGCGCACATTGTTCGATATGCTTTTTTTGGTCCTTTATGGCATCGCGGAGAAGTTTCGCCCGTTCGGCCGCCTTTTTCATTGCCGAATCGTTCTTGTTAAAACTCGACTCCGTAGCCGCAAGCTCACTTTTGAGGGTTTTCGTGGCCTGTATGATATTCTGCATCTGCTGGCGGTACTGTGCTTCTCCTTCCACGCCGATCCGCGGGCCAATATTAACAGCCATTGATTTCCCTCCTTACTCCATTCTCATAATTTCATCATACGTCTTTTTTCGCGCTTTCTGATCCGCGCCGCCTTTGTATATGGTCATACATGCGATAAGGTCGCACATCATCCCGTATGATGTACGACCCACTTCATCTTCTGACATATTCATCATATGCCCATAAAATACATACCATGCCCAATTGAGCGTTACTGTGCGGCGCTTTCCGCGTTTCCCTGTCCGTCCTCGGCGACTTCTACCGTGCGCTCGCTGTCATGCTTTTCCTGCTCGGCGATTGCCGCGGCAAGCTCTTCAAACACATACTCAGGGAGATCAAGGATCTCTTTTGCATTGAGTGATGCGCCGCCGTGTGCTTTGCAATATGCCTTGCTCATGATCACTGCTTTCTGAACGACAGCAGAAACGTACGAGCGATCCGCGTTTTTCACGATCCAGTCGTTGAATTCGCAGTGAGCCCAAACACTGTAATAGAATCCGTATTCCTTTCCGTTAACCTTAAACATGTGCTGCTCCTTTATGAAATGCTGAATGCTTCTTTGATTGCTGCCTCAGCTTCTGCCTCCGTTGCATAATCTTCCTTCCCGAGGCTCTTCCACTTGTGCTTTGCATTGTCACCGCGCAGGATGGCCGCGCTGAGTGCCTGTGTCTGGTAGTTCTTCTGCTCTTCAGACGTCGCATGAGAAGACTGAAGCTGATTGAACTGCACCTTCACAATGATTGTCGGGCAGTATGTTGTCACGCCGTCCGACTGATAACGTGCGATATAGCCAACACCGACATACGGAACGACCTGATCATCGTCGTATTCAAGCCAGTCGCTATCATTTGCCGGAGCAGGAAGTCCCATGATCATCTGCTCGGCTTCCTGGAACAGGCCGTCGACTGTCAGGTTGAGCGTTCCACCCGTAAATGTTCCGGCATCAGTCTCAGCTGCCGCATTGTCAGCGTAAAAAACATTGTCCTCAGCACTATCCGGTTCGATCGAGACATCGACACCACGCGCCAGCTTCCTGCCGGCACTGTAAGAAATGACACCGTCAGCGCATGCATATTTTGCTACATACGGGAGCGAGAAGCCCGTGCATACTTTTCCAGCTACTGCCATGTTATGACCTCCTTAATGTATTCTTTTCTTAATTTCCTCATCCATCTGTTTCTGAATTGCCGCCTCTGCCGGGCCTCTGGCGGCATTGGTCGCCCGGGTGATGACCGGATTCCGCGCACGGAATGCCGTGCCCGATTCAAGTGACCTGATAATCAGCGCGTTCGGCTGTCCGTTCGGGAATTGCTTAGTCCTTGTGGAGTTGTAGCCGTCCATACCGATTTTGACATTAATAAAGCCCCCGTCGTTCCGGAAATGCGCGATACCGAGACCTGAAAGAAGTCCTTCTTTCTGCGAGGCCGTCACGCCGCTGACCATTCCGGACCTGCGGCTGTAGCTCCTCACGGGCAGGCTTTCAATTTCTGCTCTGCATTTGTCCGCCACAATCCGCGCACCCTCATAAGCAGCACGCTTGCAGATCTCCTCGCTGTCGGTGAAAAGCTTCGTGAGGTCTGCAATATATGTGTCTATGTTCGGATTGATATAGAGCTTGGCCATCAAATATTCACCTCCCATGCATAGTGTATGAGATTCGTCTCATCTTCATGCATGACGTCGTTCAGCCGCCATTCCGACGACTCGCAGAGAAGATCCTGAATGTCGTCAACAGCCTGATCAAACTCCGTGAGGGTGAAGTAATCGACGTAGATGTGTATGTTCTGCTCTGCCTTCGTGGTATCTGCGCTGAAGGATCCATCACCTTCGCCGTCTTCCGCCCAGACTGTATATGGAGCTTTCGGACGATTCGGCGCGTGATAATGATAGGTTTTTGTTCCTGTCACATCCGCAAGCTTCGCCCCGAATGCTTTAAGTCTGTTCTGTAAAGACGTCATAATGATTCTCCTCCCTCACGAGCGTCAGGTCCACGACCTTCAGGCCTTCTTCGTCTTTCGCCGGCTGGATCAGGTCAATGCGGTACTGATCGCGCCCGTCGACAATAACATAATTGCCGATCTCGACAGGTACGGCCCAAATGCGGACGAGCTTGCTTATCTGCTGATTGGCACCCTTGGCCGCATAGAGCCTTGTAACACCGATAACCCTGTCCGAATAGTACAGATCTTCCGGGATTGTCTCCACCAGCATCTCCAGCGGCATTTCTCCCGGAGCAGCCGTGTTTTCGAGCGAGTATATCCGGAGCGTTCCATCTGCAAGCATCATGAGTCAGTCACCGCACCTTTCTCATGGACAAGGCGGGAGTGCAGCGCATACTGGAGCATGCGTGGCATCCCGTCATTACTGTTTCGTTTTCTATAAAGCCAGGAAGCATACATGATGATCAGATGGCAGTCTTCGTTTGAAGATATATCGAGCGTGATGCCCTTCTCCGCAATCTGCTCTTTCGAGCTGTTTATTAAAAAATTGAGATAGTCATTCAGGAGCCCGGGCGGATTCTGTAAATCACTCCGGAGCATCGTCAAAAGATCGCTGTCTGTCATGCCTGCCTCCTACTGTAAGTTATCAGTCGTGGTTGTCGTCACCTGTCGTCTCGGCTGCCGTATTGGCCGTATCCGGAGCGAAGCTGATACCGCTCGTTGTCGGAGCGGAGCTTGTGATAGAGCAAACACCGAATGCTTCGGCAATGACCGGCTTGCCGTCATATCTTGCAGTGCCTTTAAATACGGTCTGATCCTCAATGAATCTGTAATGTTCAGACTGTCCGAGCTTCGTGCCGGCACGCTCAACAAGGAGATATGCCTCACCATAACCGAATACGATGTCACCATCCGGAATAAAGTCGAGCTCGATGATCTCACCGCCGACTACCGGCATGGTGTCGTTAATGCCCGCCACGATCGCTGCATTCATATTCTTGTCCATGGACTGAATGAGCAGATCGGTGTGCGTGTTCTGATTCATCAGCCAGAAGATTCCGTCGTTGAAGTAATCATTCTTGATCACTTTCTTGCGGCCTGCAAGCTCGCGGAACAGTGCGATACCGGAAGCACCTGCGCCAGCCAGTACATGAGAGCTGTGCAGGTCTGCCCAAGTTCTCTCTGTGGCGCCGTAGTTCGCCGGAGCAGATGTCTGTGCGAGTCTTGTGACGATACCGAGCGGCATCTTTGTGCCTGTGCCGTAGACGATGGCCTTATCCAGGGCTTTCGCGATCGCGATTCCAAGGCATGTCAGAAGCTCATTCGCAAGATTAAGATCAGAATCCTCAAGCACTGCGTTGCAGACCGCGAAGAATCCGCCGACTTTGTAACCGTCAACCTCAGTGTTATTGAATCCAAGGGAAAGCTCGTTCAGCGTTGCGCACATCTCTGTCCATACGCCTTCCGGGATTGTTCCCATAACGTTCATACGGGCCGTGCCGGTCACTCTGCGGAGCGTGACCTTTCCGATCAGCTTGCTGTTCGCCTCAACGATCTGTCTCAGCAGTGGAAGCATAACCTGCGGGATTGTAAGGCCGACATTGGTCAGCGCTCTCTTGAACTCAATGCACTCGCGTGTTCTCTTCAGGAATGTCTGGACGTCATCCCTCTTGATCAGCGCGCTTCTTTTTTCTTCAGTCAGTGCATAAAGCCCGACTCTCTTTGTCATTTCAGACATAGCGAAATCGCTCCTTTCTTCTGTTTCTTCTGTTTTCTCTTCCGGATCCGCATTACCCTGCGGCTCTGCCGGCGTAGTTTCATTGTTCTCTTCGATCTCTCCGAGCTCTTTTTCGAGGTTTTCGATCTCTCCTTCGAGCTCCCTGACCGCCTCAGCGTTCTCACGCTTTTCTGTTTCAAACTTCTCAATAGCCTCATCGACTACGGAGCGCTCTTCATCGGTCTTTGCTTCCTCGATAGCTTTCTCGAGATCTGCTTCGCGCTGTGCGAAATCGACCTTCTTCAGCTCCTCAAGCGCGCTGCGCTTGTCCTCGATGCGCTTTTTAAGCATCAATGCCCTGAGTGCCATGACTTACCTCCTTCAGTTTCTTCCTTGTTTCCTCCCGCCATACGTCAGCTTTGCGCTTTTCAATTTCCGCAATATCCGCCTTTCTGGCAGATATAGCAGTCTCTTCGTAGGCGGGAAATGTGCAAACAGAAACTTCAAAAAGCCTTACTTTCTTGATTGTCCAATGATGCGTGCCGTCCTCGCGTTCTTCGTGTTCTTCGTCCAAGATATTGAAGCCAATAGAACACTGCGAAACATCTCCCCGTTCAACTCTTGCCCAACAATTCATGGCCTCGCTGTCTTTCGGATTGACAGCTATATCACCATACAGCCCGTGATTATCTTCGCGGAGTTCGAGTGTGTCGGCGATTGTTCTTCCGAGGACGATCCTCGTATCATGGTCTACAAGGGCCCTTACATCCGAATGCAATTCCTCGGTGAACGCGCCCGGAGCAAAGGACTCAGTGCAGCCCTTGAATATTTCATAGTTGCTATTAAAAACGGAGAAATATCCCGAAATATGGGGAGTATCGCCGTCTTTTCTTGTTTTGAAGTCAGACATGCATGTCCTGACCTGCCTGATGTCTCTATTCATCGTCTTTACCTCCCTGAACAAGCTTTTTTTGCTGGCCAATCTTATCGACCGGGATGTAATTCTCAAGAATCCTCGGCTTGTCGAGGCCTTCCAGCGGACTCATGCCGAGCTTATCACGCACTTCGTTTCCGGTGATGATACCTCGATCGGACAGACCGCCGTAAACATCCGCAATCTGCTCGATATTCCAGTCCATGAGTGAGGTCGTGTTGAACCGAAAGTACCACTTCGGTGACAGGATGAGCTTTCTGGTGAATTCCTGCTCAATTCCGCGGCAGAGTGTGCCGATTGTATTATTTATAAAAGAGTTCCATTCCTTCTGGTCGTATTTCCCGACGCCCAGAAGGAAAGCGGGAATGCCGAAAAGCGCTGCAACCGCGCGTTTATCGATCTCGACCGTGTCATTAATCGCAAGCTCCGACAGTGAAAGCGGTCTGATTTCCTTAACATCGATCAGATCTGCGGGGATGACCCACGGCTGACCGTCTTCAGCTGTTTCAAGATATTCCTCAATCAGCTTTTGCCGTCCCTGCTTGCTCGAAAAATCATCCGCAAGACCGTCGACCTTCACAACAAGCGGAGGTTTGTATTTTGAAGACATGAAAGCATTCTCTGTCTTCCGCGCCTGCGTAAGATTAGCCAGGATATCTTTAATCACCACTCTGACGCCGTCGCCGAGCCACGGATATTCATCGTCCGGCATCCATACACAATGGATTAGGTCGTCAGCTTTGTACTTTCGGCCATCGATCAGCACATAATAGCCGTATCCTTCCGGATAGAAGCTCACACGGTACGGCTGTATCGGTTCCAGATCGTCAATAAGACCGCATTTTGTCCTGACCCTGACAACGCTGTTCCCATCACCGCCGAGGAGCATATTTTTGACGACCGCGGAGATAAATGTCTTCCGCGTCATGTACCGGTTCGGATTGATGTCGACTTTACGTGACAATTCGTTCACGATCCGCGTATCTCCGTCGGCTGTATTTGCCATGAGGTGAATCGTCATGCTCGATACCAAGTCAGCTATCCTCATGACAGCGGTCACGACTTCCGGATTCTTGCTAAGCTTCGTGTATCCGTCCAGACAGAGCAGGTCATAGGCCTTCGGATCGCTGAGCAGGATTGTCGCCCTGGTGGATCCGGCCGTAGTCGTGCCGCTCCGCACAGTCTTTTTTCTTTTTCTGGCCATTAGTTCACTCCTTCCACCAGTTCGCCGTCTTGGCGTTCTTGTCAACATTCTCTAAATACCTGACGCATGCGAAAACAGAGGCATCAAAAATATCGATTCGATAAGTCTGCTGAATTTTCTCGTACATGATCATATCGTCAGTTTTCTCTACGGCCCTGACATTTTCAACACAGTACTCATAAGGTTCCGCATGCAGGTAATACAATTTCCCGTCTTTGGCCATCTTCTCAATATGTCGGAAGCCCTCAGACTTAACGTAGTAGTACTGAGGCTGATCAATGACCTTAAATCCCGCATTCTTCATGAGCCGGATGTACTCGCGTCCGAATTTCCGGTCATGACCGACCTGCGCGATCTTAAAGCCGCGCTGCTTCATTTCAATGAACCACTTGACAACATCGGAGTATTCTGTCGTCGGCGTGTTGCACATCGTAAGCCAACCATCGTCTTGCCAGCCGAACAGCGGGATATTGTCTTTCTCCGCTTTCTCATGTGCTGCCACTACTGGAAACCAGCAATGCGGGATGATGATATTGACGCCTTTATACTCCCCATAGAGCACGGCCGCTGTCAGGTCGTGCATCTTAGATAGGTCAGCTCCGCCGAACCACTTGATAGGCAGCCGGGCAAGCTCCTCAAGCGTCCAATCATACTCAGCGTCCGACCTTCTGAATTCTGCGATATTGAAATATGCTTTGATCGCGTTTGTGAACACGTTCAGGGATTTCGCAAAGAAGTCCTTCCTCTGCTGCGGGTCGTTCTGGGCTTGCAAGCTGTCGTTAAGGATCTCCTGCGGCCTGATCGTGACGCCATAGCTCGGATTAGCCTGCTCGTGTACGACAGGATTCGTGTAGTCTATATTTCCGTTCTCGTCCGGATTCGCACAGCAGATGAATACGAAATACTGTTCGTCTTTGATCGTTCCGTCAAGAATGCTCCGGCAGTACTTCAATCTCTGGCCGAGGAATCCATTCGCATCGTCGCCGGCTGTCGAAATCCCGATCATGAGTTTATTCGTGTAGGCCTTCATGGCCTCTTTGAAAAGGTTGTACTGCTTAGGCGATTTGAACGCATGAATCTCGTCGCAGATCGCAATATTGCAGTTAAGTGAATCCTGCGTATCCGGATTCGCTGCAAGTGCGCGTATAAAAAAAGAGCCATCCGGAAGCGTCGCTTCCATGGAGTGCTCATTATTGTTGTCTATAATATGGACATGTCCGCCGTCTTTATCGTCCTCTTTCATATGTCTCACGTTGTAGACGAGGAAATTGAACGTCTCCAAGCTCTGCATGAGGGCCGCGGAGGATACGTATGTCTTAGCTCCGGATCGGCGATACCAGAGGGACAGCGCCCAGGCAAGCGCCGCGGCGAACGATGTTTTTACATTTTTTCGAGGTATAAAAATAAGCGCTTCATGGAAGCGCACGATTTCCGTACCGTTATGAAAGAAGCCGAGAAGGTTATAGACTATGAAAATGTGAAAAGGCTGTAGCAAGAACGGTTTTCCACGCATCGGAGTTCCGTCCAGAGCCTCACCCTGTTGGTGGCACAGTGTCCGCTCTATGATGTTAATTACAAACTCAGGTCCTTTTGGTCTGATCTCATAATCCGGATTTTCAAGGTCTTTAAAAAACCGTTCGACGCCCTGCTTTCTTTCGATGTTCGCATTGATCTGGCCTGACCTGATGCCTTCCGCATAGTCAAGTGCTACCTTCCAGTGCTTACCATTAACTTGCTTCAATCGCCTTCAGCGCTTCCACCAGAGCGCTGCCTTTCTCTTCTCCCTGCTTGCCGCCGGTCATTTTCTTGTAGGCCGCAGGCGTGAGGCCGAGCTCCTTCCAGTAGGCGAGCGCCTGGGTATTGAGATCCATCCACATAACAAGCTTAGGATTCTTGACCGTGTTCGTAGCTCCGGCTTTATTCGTATACTCGATGACCGGGACCGCACCGTCCTGCACATACTGTTCAAAACAGGCATCCCTCTGCTCAAGGATATCCGACAAAGTCCGGACCAGCGAATCATACTGCTTCGGGTCAATGTTCACCTGACGGAGGTATTTCGATATTTTGTTTTTCCACTTTTTTGCCTCCACGGGCTTACCCCCTTTTACCTAAATCTTGCCAGAGTTGGAAATACTCACCCATTCCAGCAGAGCGAGCCTCGAAAACGTGTTCGGAAAGTGGCGGGGTCTGCGGCATTTCTCAATCAAAATTTTTCGCGATTTTTCGGGTGCCAGCACCTCGACCGCTTACCTTTTCGTATTTTTTCCGCGCCGTCCGCCCCTTCTCCGGATGCCGTGCGTTGTGACACGCATGGCAAAGACTAACTAAGTTATCATTATCGTAAGCAAGCTCCGGATACTCATCCAGATGTTTGATGTGATGGACTTCTGTAGCCTCTCGCATTCGCCCATACCTCTTGCAGTCCTGACACTGATACTTGTCACGCTTAAGGATTGCCTTGCGCTTGCGTTTCCATTTAGTCGTTAAATAAAAAGGATTTGATTCGTACTGCATATTTAAAACAAAAGGAGCAGGTTGTTAGCCTGCCCCTCATGCGAAAGGAATTATATGAATTCATTGTCGTAATTCGACCTTATCATTTTATCACACATCCGTGTAGGATTTTGTAGGAAGAATAAAATTCTTTAAGGCTTCACTGTGTAGTTCGCGCCGGCAGTAAACTTCCGTGTAATCCATACACTTAGCTATCTCATCCCACTCTTTGCACTGGATGTATCTGTACCTGAGTAATATGTTTGACCTCGGATGTTCTACCGCCTCAACAGCCGCCGATATCTCCTGCAGATCCTTGATAGCTTTCTCTCTCTTCTCGATGAACTTTGTTAGTAATCCATCTATCTTTGACATATAATTTGATAGGTCAGGATTGTTACCGCTTCCCTTTGGCATTCCGCTGTAAGCGATCGCACCCGGCAGCGCCCCAAGTCTGCAGGCAGTAATCTCCCCGTCTATCTCTTTCAGCGCTTCCAGATCCCATTTGTACCGAGACAGATAATCTTTCTTGGCTTCGTTTTCAGGAGTCATTGACTAAGTCCTTTCTGCTGTCTGCTCTGTGCCGTTGCGGTTGTCCCTTATTATTATAACTGTAAACATTTGTTCTGTCATGATTATTAATAGCATAAGGACAAACAACCGAGGCATCTGATGCTATAGGACTGAGGTCGCAACTAAACCCGTCAAAGGAATGGCAGCCACCACATAATTCCTTGCTTACTACTTTCTGATCAGAACCAGTCACAGTCATCTTCGCACTCATCACAACCCATCCGATCATCTTCATCGCTGCCGGCCTTCAGCGTTGCATAGGTGGCAACTGCAACAAACACGATTGCTATCACAAGAGCTACATAAACAGCTATCGTCTCACTCTTCATTTTCATTACCCTCCAAGTTCCTTAACGGTTGCTATTGATCATGTCCAACATCGTCATTATCGCTTTGCCCGTCGGAGATACAATCCAGCAAACAATATCATGTATACTTCCTACGATAAGGACAAGGTCAATTGCCGCTATCACTCCCACGATCACAGACATATGAGTTTCACGCCATTCCTCTCTATTCGCCTTATCGTAATTCCGCGCTTTTTTCCATCCGAGCCATATGGGCACAACTGCAAGGATTGCGCCGATCAGCAGGAAGACGTCTGTGATTAAAGACATTTTTGCAACCTCTGGGATGAGCATTTCTGCCGTAGTCCCTAACTTATCACATAAATTATCAATAACCGCATTGATTTCGTTATTCATTAGCCTGTCCCTTCTTTCAAAAAATCAAATATGTTCATTTGTCCCGGAAGCTGATCATCATCCCCGACCGCTGCCTGCAGCGGCTTATTCTTGCGCCGCTGCGTTTTTGCAGCGTATGCATCGCGGTCCGGAGCTTTCGGCAGATTGTCCCATTCTTCCGGCCTTCGCACATACTTAAATCCAAAACTGCGTTCCCACTTTAATTTGTCTTTTATCAGCCGATTGATACTTTCAGTGTCGTCTTTGTACGGATCAATCCAGACAGTTACAACACCTGTCTCATCCAGTCGTGCATCTAATCCCCGCTGCCTTAGCTCCTTAAGAAGCTCTGACGTGTTGTACATATTCTCTCACCGCCCTCTTAAACTGTTGAGCATTTTTCATTCTGCAATAGTTCTCACATTCCCAGCTCCGCCAAGACATTCTTTCTGCACTAACAAAATCCTGCGGCATCCATACATCAATCTCCTCGGCCTTGAACATTCCATTAAACTGCACATCGGTGATTGTCAACTTGCCGACGCTGAAACGGTATCCTGGCAGCTCCTTCGAATCATACTGAGCATAAAACAGGACCTTGCCTATATCGCACTTTTTTATCATCATTTTCCCTCTTCCTCTGTGCTGATCAGCGCCAACACTGCGCCTAAGAAGACACCCGCACCGATAGGCAGGATTACAGCTAAGATCTTAGCTATTATCATTCCTCAGTCTCTCCTTCCATTTTTCAAGTTCAGCTGAAAGGATGGCAAACATCAACATAGGAGCAATCTCATTGCCCTTAGCTCTTAGGTCCTTAATTTCGTCTTCAATCCACGCTACCGGTATAGCTTCTGCAAGTTGTATAGATCTAAGTTCTCGCACATCATCCGGATCAATGCACCTGTACCTGTAATGCTTAAGTCCCTCCACATTGTCGAATTTGAGATCCTTCGCGAGGTCAAGGACTGCCTGCCTGCTTACCAAATCACACGCATGCGTTTCCGTGCGTTTCTCCGTGCGTTCTTCCGGCTGTGCGGATGGCAACATAGACAATGTATATTTTACTGCGCTTCTTCTAACGCATTTGTCGCCATCTGGCATTGTTGCAATATGCCCTATCGCATCTACTGCATCAATCGCCGCCTGCCTGCTAATCAGATCATTCATGCTCAACTCCAATCGCACTCAGGCTTCTCATCAAGATCCACGTAATCATCAAGTTCCTCTCCTGTGTCTTCGATATGCACAAAGTTGGATTTCAGCTTATAGATATAGCAGAGCATCGGGTCAGCCCTCAGAATATTGCCGAAATCAATCTCTTCATCGAGCTCCGAAATACTCCACCCCTCTTTTGCATTCCACATGATGAGCGGGACCTTGAAGTTACAGCTCTTACCGTGTTCATCCTGGCCGTCTTCCGTCACCAGATACAGTGAGGCGTGCCTGTACATGCTCCTGAAGTAACCCCGGTTCTTATCTTCCTCCTCAATCCACGCCTTGCATTCAACAGGGTAATATGTCGGCTCATCGTCATAGTTGATATTCCTGTCTTCGGTATCGAAGTGCGCTGAGACATATTTGCGATACACCTTGAAAATTTCACTCAGTTCTATCCTTCGGGTACCTGTATTCTTTTCCTTGTCCGGGATGTCCGTATCCGTCATGAATACCCGGAAGTTCTCGAGTATCCTTTTCTTCTCCGCTACGACTGTCTGGCTCATGATTTCCGCAAGGACGATTTCCAGTTTCGGGATATATTCCGGCGCTATGTTGGCAACCGTTTTTTCAACGGATTCCTCAACCACCTGTTTGATCTTCTTGTATCCGATGCCGCTGTAAGAGAACTGATCATTGATTGCCCTCTGAATGGCGGTCTTGACAGCCTCCGTCACCTGTTGCTCCATCCATCCTTCGGTGAAGAGGCTGCTCGTTATGTCAGCCATTTTCTTTTCGAAATCCATAAGTGCTCCTTTCCGTTTAATGTGTGGCTTCAAAATTCTCCATAGCCCACTTGTTGCCTGTTGCCTGTACCTGCTTTATCCCTCTTTTTGTGCAACATGTTCAAAACCGCTCCTTCCATGTTCTGATAACAGGAATTGTCAGAACATTATTTTTGCTTTAAAATCGGGCAATTTTAACAACTGCCCGTTCTTCCATTTTCCCCACACTTTTCCCTACTCGGGACTATGATCAGTAGTCTGCAGACCAATTATCCTGACGGGTCCGGAGCGGCGACCAGCCCCCGGTACAGAAAGCTATACTGCCTTTTTTGCAGACAAGCCGCCAGCAATTCTTGATCGTGCGACCGCCGCAGGTCGTGGAGCTGTACCATTTAAACCGGAACTTCTGAGTATCTGCAGAACCGCTGCGAATTGGCCAGTCCATAAAGAAGCCTTGCCCGGGTTTATATGTAAGCACCCGCGGATTGTGCCCGCCCATCGGAACGACTTCGGCGATTGTATAATAACCGCTGCCGGCCGGCAGGATTGTGAAGCACTGCGATACATCATTGTAATCGTTATTCTCACGGAGCTTTTTCCAACACACAGAACCGTCTGCTTTGACTTCCAGTGCCGTACCGAGTGCTGCGTTGATAAAGTGGACGTTCGGCGCGTATCTGCCGAAAACAAATGTCTTTTCGATGTATCGCGTTTCTGCGTTGGCCGTTACGATCATAAGAGTCGTGATTGCCAGTGCGACAATGATTGCTACCGCTGCCTTTAATGCTTTCTTCATGATAATTCACCCGCCTCTTTCATTTTCTTCTTTCTGTTACAAATAGTCTGCTGGGACAGCCTTACAACGCTCTGTATCTGACTCAGGGTGTAGTTTTCTTCGGTCATCCCTTTGATGATCAAATTCTGCTCCAACGTTGAGAGGGCTTTTCCCATATAGTCAGACCACTTTCCATAACCTTTAGTCGGTGCAACTTCTTTCGTTGCATCCTGCTCCGGATCCGGCTGATTCGCTGCGTCCTCACTGCTGGATTCATAGACGGATTCAATGTGATCACTTCCCGGTTCAATCTGAGCACTTTCCGGTTCAATCTGAGCACTTTCCGGTTCAATCCGGGCACTTTCCGGTTCTTTGACAACATCGGATGTGAATTCTTTTATGAAAAGTCCCATTCTTCTGGGGAAACATTCATCGTTTAAATTGAAAAACCACTCGAATTTGTCATACCCCTCTTTTTTAACCAGCTTGATGTTATCCTCTGCCACCCGCCTGCGTTTGCCGAGCTGCTCGCCTAAATCAACAAGCGTATCGAGGACGCTTTCCTGTGCCTTATCATCACTGCCGGCCCAATAGCTGACAATGTTTTCCGTGAAGTCACTAATAGCCTGTGCATAACCGAGCTGGAACCCATCAGACTGTGCGACAATATAGTTAACTGAAAGCGTGTTCATCCAGTTCTTTTCATCTTCGGTAAATTCATTAATTTCCTTTCTTAACATCTTGTTTCCTTTCTTCGTATTTTCTCGGTACGTTTCTGACAATCCTGCACATAGCGCTTTTTGCCTGGCCGTTAAGATACTTGCTACTGCTCGCATTAACACGCATCAGCATCTTTTTCCTGCTTATCGTGTCCTCATCGCCCAGGATCCTAAGCGCATCAATCGCCATGTCGAGCGCCTCGCATGTCTCCGGCGAAAATGGCGGATCGAAAGGAAACGGGTCGAGGACATTCTCTATACGGCTTATTGCTTCTTTAATCTCCATCACGTTCTCCTCTCATTTCTGCCCCACCTTCCTCATAAGGTTCTGGCAGTGTCATTATTACCTTCACACCCGTCAGCTCCGTGAAATTCTTCAAGCACGTAGGGCATATCCAAAAGCTATGCTCATGGGCTTGCAATGTCTTGCAAATCTTTTTGGTTCGAGCGGACTGATAATTTCGTGTTACAAACCGGATCGCCCACTTAGCGCCCGTCCCGTGACATATATTGCATATGCAGTTTTCTTGAGTCAGGGGTCTTACCGTAAAATCATTTGATGTGCGCTTATACTCAGCGCCGTAACTGTCAGTACCCTTTTCAACCATCGTCTCTTCCTCTCATCATTTAATTCATCACTATTCGTCTTAATCGCCTCCCATCCGTAATTTCCATCTGACAAGCTTCTGTGCCTTGATTGCATTTACCCTCTCATCAGAAATAATGCTGGTAAGCTGTTCAAGAATACACTGGACATCTGCCACCTCTTCGGTCAGCTTGTCTATGCATTCCATTTCCGACATTGGAGTCGGGTTTTCTCCGCGGTACACTCTGGCAAGTTTAAGTGCCGCATGCGTCAGCTCGGCGCTTTCCTCTGCCAGCATCTCAAGCATGGCCGCCTTCCCGATCAAATCAATCATCTGCTCTCCCTCTCATCATTTTCATGCTTTTTTCTGCGCCTCTCTCCGGATCCGGATGTCCGGCCGGTGCATCTCCTGCCTCTCAATCGCCTTATTAAACTCTTCCCGCTGCTGCTCCTCGCTAAGTGTAAGGTAGCCGGCAGTGGTGTTGATGTTCTCATGTCCCATGAGATCTTTCAAAAGTGCAATATCTTTGTTGACTTTCAAAAACTCAATCGCGTACAAGTGACGGAACGCATGAGGGTGCGCTCGTTCCCGCGGGACTCCGTATTTGACCGCCCATCTTGCTAGATCTGCGGCAGCTCCCCGCGTCGTCATCTGGTTTCCAAAACGGTTCGGGAATAATAAGTTCCCGGGGACATTCTGAAAATAATCTGCAGACTCGTATATGAGGATGTCCGGGATGCGGATCCGTCTTATCTTTCCCTTGGTCCACATCTCACAAGCACCCGTTTCAAGTCCGGATTTATCCAGGCGTACAAACTCGGAGATTCTTGCGCCGGTCTTGGCCAGAAAAACGGTCATCCAATATCCGCGGATGTTCCCATCACCCAGTAGGCCGGCTATCATCCGTTCGTACTGGTCAACAGTGATCACATTTTCGACTGTCGGCTTTGCCTGCACCCTGACGGTCTTGACCTTGCAGTCATGCCGTCCAATGAAATCACAGAATCGATTCAGCGCCGTTGTTCTGTTTGCTGCCGTCTTAGGAGCATATCCCGCCACCTGTCCGAGCTTATAAGATACTGCGTGTTCCTTCGTGAGCGTCCCGTACTCCTCCAGAAAGCTCTCGACTGCGTAACAATAACTCCTGATCGTCGATGGACTTTTCTCATCATCAACGAGGTAAGCACGGAACGCTTCAACTTCCGGCCTCATCCAGCTCCTTCCTTTGCTTCGGGCTTGCTTTCCTGGGCGTTCAAAAGCTGTGCTTCAAGGTCACGGTCATACTGCCGCTGCTCGAAAGTATAGAACGTCCCTTTCGGTTTCTTTTCATTCGTACCGCTGCCGCTCCGCGGCTTAGCTAACGGAAAGAAGCTCTTCCACTTGTGAATGGTGGCTTCGTCTATAATCGCCGCCTGCTCCTTCGGATCCGTGGACAATTCCGTCAGCTTCTTGATCAGCCGGTTGATCTGGTAGTCTGTCAGCTTCTCCTCTCTCGCTTCGAGGTATGCGGTAAAAGCCTCATTGACTGACGAATCACTGAAATATGCACCGCCGCGCGATATAGATATATTTTCCTTTACTTTACTTTTATTTACTTTTCTTTTCTTTAGGTCTTTTTTCTCGGAATTACTCCCGTTTTTCTCGGAAAAACCCGCTTTTTTCTCGGAATTACTTAAAAAAGGTTTCACTTTAATAAAGCTCTCGGTCTCCTCGCTTTCGAGAAGCCAGAACTCTTCTCTGACTTCGACGGCATTTTTTGAAGCCCTAACCTTAACAGCTTCTTGGTACCGCCTCTGTATTCCGGTGGAGGTTATGACAGTGACCGGAACAACAAGTGTGCTGGTGATGGATACCAGTAGTGACCGGCTGAACAAGTATTCCATAATCTGCCTGACCTTTTCGCGGGACATTCCGAGATCCTGCGATGCAATGAGTTCGAGATCTTCATTGAGCTCGATATAGTAGCCCTTATCCTTGTAGATCCTCGTCAGGAGATACATGTAACATGTAAATCCGTCAGCCCCGAATTTGGCCATGAGGATTCTGATCACGACATCATTGAAAATATCCGTATCAACGGGGAAGTAATCGAGCCCCTTTTTCCTTGGTCTGCCCATATGATTACCTCCGTTAGGTTAGTGTTCTGACTGATCAGTAAAGCCCGTAGCATTTCAGATCAGTCCATTCCTCAGCTGCTCCGCCGATCTCTACGGTGAGCCCTTCGTTCACTGAGTACAGTTTCCTCGCGGTGATCTCAATCACCTGCGAATCGTCGTGGTAGGCTGCCTTGTTCAGGGCGTCCAGCACGACCTTTGTGATATTGTCGACGTCCGGTTTCCGAGTCGGGAACTTTTCACCGTTCTGGATCTTCAGAAGATCCTTTTTCGTTGTCCTGGCTGCCGGCTTATAATATGCCGTGATCCGGATCCTGACCGGCACGCCCTTGGCGAATACCGGTTTCTTCGGATTTCCCGCCTCAAAAAGGAACGCGCTCAATATCTGGTGCTCATAATACTTTGTCCGCGCTGGCGTGTAGCTCATGGAGTTCCCTGCCCTTGTGCGGACTGTTCGCGCCCTGGCCTTGCCCTGAGGCGGCCCCGGGACGCTGAATGTTATCATTGTCTCGTGTGTCCCTCCTTTCCTTTCGCTTTCCGCGATGGCAGCGGACCGCTGCCTGTCGCAGGATCATCACAGCGCCGGATCATCCGACGTTCTGACCGTCCTACGAAAAAAGGGGTAGCATACTACCCCTGAAAATGACACACATCACCCGCTGACGCACCCGATCACTTCCCGGAGGAGCTTGATCTCGTGTTCATTCAGATCATGCCTCACCTCACCGACGAAGTAATACGGCTGCTTGCTCCTCGGATACTTAATGACGTATGTGATGATGTTCTTTGTCTTGCTGTCTTCTACTTGGATATAAGCTTTGAGCTTTCCATGCTGCATCTCTGCCCTGATTGATTTTGTCTGCATTCTTGTTCCTTCCTTTCCTGGCTCTGCATTTTACCGGCTGGCCTCGGTCGCCCATTGGGCGGCTGCATTACGGGTATTTACAAATATCGGGGCGGTATCATGTTACGGATTGCCAAAATGAGGCATTTATATGGTTTTGTCAGTAGTGTGCATTTGCTATATTCTGCCGCTGATCATTTGCTGCGTATTCGTACAATGATCAGATTTTTCGTGAGATCCGCCCCGATTTATTCAGTTGTAGTTGGTGCTGCTATCCGGCAGCGGTAGTTAGCTCATCTCATAGGCTTCCCCCCTCTTTCTGCTTTATTTCGGCATGTGTCTATAACGACGGGGCTAAAAGTAAAGTGCATATAAACTAAATCATGGAATCAGAGATATTGAAAATTCATTGTTTGAAACAGCCCCGTAATTACCGGCCCGTACCGCTGCCAGCCGGCAGCGGTACAGCACTAAAATATAAAGGAGCACGCATACGATGGCTTAACGATGCGCGAAGACGGAACGGCGGGACTCGGACCCGCTGAGGCTTGTGAGTATCAGGTAGGTTTCACGATTATTCAGCAGTTGGCAGCTTGCTTTATATGTTTCTAAAGGACTAAAAATGCGCCTCTGCTCCCTGTGAGCTCGTTCCGGGAATCCCTCCGTCTCCGGAGGGACCAGCGATATGAGGAATAAAAATGCTCATCCCGGGCAATCGCCCGGAAGGCAGGACGGCGGGCATGACCCCGCTGCCGAAGATAAGGACAGTTTGGGGAAAGGTATTATCCTTCGGCACTCCCTTTCGGAGCATCCAGCATGACCGGGCATTCACCCGGATATCATCTTTGCAGCGATCTCCCTGACGATCGCGCCGGCGATCAGATCCGGATCCACGCTAAGCTGCTGGGTGATGAATACGTCTGATGTGACTCCCAGATCCCGCTCAGCTTCCCGCACATCAAAGTCAGGGACATACTTCTTTGAATCCTTGTTCCGGAGGCGGTCACGATAGCTCATGTAGTCCGTGAGGACTGCATACCTTATTTGCAGGAGCTTTCCTGTCCCCCTGAGTGCATACGGGCCGTAGCGCTTCCCGACTCCGGAATAACTCCGGATCTCGTTTATGATCGTCTTCATTGCGGTCGTAGAAAGCCCGAGCTCTTCCATGGCCTCTGTCCGTGTTATGTACTGCTTCATCAGCTACACCTCCTAAACTGTCAGGTAATAGACTTTGTCTATAAGGCGGTTGTCCTGGCCTGTCTCGCGGTCGACACCAAGCATGATTGAAACACGGTCCTCCAGACTTCCTATTCCTATGTCAGGTTCTAATATCCATTCGTGAGGCGATGACGGGTAAGCAATCCATCTTGAAGTTCTTGCATCTTTTGAGACATCCTTCAGGAGTTCCTTGCAGTACAGGATCGCGCCGGCCCCCGCAAAACAAAACTCGTTCGTCAGGACATACAGAGAGAACGCATTATCCTCTGATTCTTCCCGGGGGAAAATCGGACCGCCGTATACATCCGTTGCAAGCTCATTCATCACGGAACGAATCTCATTGATCTGTATATGTCCGGAAGTCTTTTCGACTGCTGTTTCCCAAGCGTCGTCGACATCGATTTCCAATGCCTCAAGATGCATAGGCTGCACCCCTGCGAACAAATAAGAATTCCTTTCCGGATTATCGATGACGGATACAAGATATTCTTCCAGATCCGGGAACATCTCACACTGCCTTGTGATTATCCCGTCATCCTCGGGCTTTCTCAGGTTCACCCGGAGCGAACTGAGGAAAGCCTCACGTAACTGCTCTTTCGGCAGCGTTTCACATTCGATATTGATGGTATTCATATTCATTTCCTTCCTTTCACGTGTGCCGGCATTGCCGGCTTAATGCCCCCTCGGAGCATTTGAAGCTCCTTAGCACAGCCATCCGCCGTAAGAGGGACTTACCTTGGAGGATTTCTGTAAATGAAAACAGAAAACCGATGAAGGCCGCGGGATTCGAACCCGCTCAGCGTGGAAAGACTGACAGAAACACGCTGGCTCCAGCACCCTCATAATTCCGGCTATCGCCCGCCGGCTGGGCTTTATCTGGCCATGTCGTACATTTCCTGTTCGATCTCCATCAGGGCCGCGTTGTACTCCTCCCATTCCTCAAATGTGAGGATGTCCAACGTCTGCGCAACCGCAAGCATCCCGTTGAGGAAACTCATGCTTCTTATTGCGCCTGAAAAGAACAAGCACCCTTTCTCTGCATCCGACAGCTTAGCAGCACAGATCATGTTGATCTCCCTGCGGAGCGACCAGAGAAATGAGTTCCTCATGATCTCTTTCTCTTCCTTGAGCAGCGTCTTCACTTCCGTTGCTTCCATATGTGCCTCCTTCCTGCTAAAGGATGTCGCGGAACGCGATCCCATTGAAAACACCTAAATGCCATTACTCGAGTAACTGTTATTGCAGATTCTCGGGCGAAGTGTCTTATCTGAGAGCCCTTCCATCATCATTTGCATTCTGTAGCTATCCTTAAGTGATAATTTTGATGGATGCTCATAAGCTTCTTGTGGGTATATATCATGCTTCTGGATAAAAGCCTGGTAAAAGAAATTAACCTCTTCCTTCCAAAGTTCACGGTAGAAATCAAACTCAATAGCTATCTCTATTCCTTGAGCTTTTGTGCAACTGATAAGAAATGTGCTTCGTGAGCCCTTCCCATAGGGAAGAGTACGAACACGACTCCTGATATCCGGAAAATGCTTGTAAAAGATTTGCAGAAGCAATCTATGTTCAAATTCTCCGTGGTAGCTGAATGACTGAATCTCTTCAATATCTTCTGAAATATCCGCTTCCTCGATACCATACTTTTTCATCAGCTTTTCAAGGAGCTTTGCGGCATCTTCCTTTTCACCGCCGACGCCGCGATCGGCCAATGCCTTCACCTTCTTAATCAGTTCAATCTTTTTTGATTCCATCCCTTATCCTGTTCCATTGATTTGAAAACTTTGACCGGTTCTATCCAGCGCTCTCCTCCCTGATCGGGGATCACTGCACACGCTGGGTGAATCGGGATGGCAGGATTCGAACCTGCAGCCTCCGGTTATGAGGGGTCCCGGCGCTCACCATTGAGCTACATCCCGTGACGCGTTGTTGTCGCACAACGCAAGCGGTGGATTCTCGCGATTCATGACTTCGCCCACACCAGTCTCTCCTGATAAGTCACGGTCATCCAGATGAGCATACCGTTTCTGCTTGTACCGCTGGATTCAGCCCCTTATTTCCGTGCATCCATTTTGGGTGTCCTCGCGTTTGCAACCGCGTGCACTGGATTAAGTAGTACTTTCCTACACTACGTCGGGAAGCCAGGAATCGAACCTGGAACCTCCGGCTATGAGGGGTGCCGGCGCTCTCACCACTTTGAGCTACAGCCCGTTGTTGCCGGTCTTCCCCGGCTGTCAATGCCTCTACTTTTTATTTCTGAATTTTTTTCGAGTTTTAAACTCGAAAAAACTCGAATTAACGAAAAATTAATCTTTTGTTCTCTTCGCCGCCCGTTCTTTCCTACGGAGCTTAGCCAGGTGCCGGATTTCCTGCTTCCTGGCGTGCTGGCGGCGGATTCTCTCCGCCGCCCTCATGCGCTCGCCTTCGGAGGAGACGGCAAATTCTTGAGTGCTATCATGATTTCGCCAACGTTCAGAAGCTTCGGCCGTTCCTCTTTTCCAAGTTCCCGGAAAATTTTCAGAAGTTTGTCTTCCTGTTCGCGCTCGCTCACTATTGGCACCCCCTTTCGGTTTGTTGCTTGTTCTATGTACCTTACAGCTACATTGTAGTGCCTTAATACTACACTGTCAATATATTTTTGTGCCTTCAAGCAACTTTTTCTTGATATCATTAATCATGGTTGCTATTATCTAATTAAAGGAGGTGATAATTTGAGCACTAAAGAACGAGTTAAGGCATTGAGAAAAGAGTTAGGGCTTACGCTTGAAAAATTCGCCAAGCCGCTCGGTGTCGGTAAAACATCCATCTCAAAGATTGAACTCGGTCAAGTGAATCTCACTGATCAGATGGCGAAAGCAATATGCAGAGAATACTCCGTTAATGAGGAATGGCTAAGGAATGGAAGCGGTGAGATGTTCGCAGCACGCCCGATCGGCGACGACCTGAAGGCGCGGATTGATTATTTTCTTCCGGATGAGAGCGAGACATTCCGTCTCAGGTTGGCCAGGCTGATCCTCAGCATGGATAAAGAGGATATGGCAAAGCTGGAGGCTTATGCAAGAAAATACCTCTTCCCGGAAGACACTGAATCCGATGCCATTGATCAGAAAGTCGAGAGCTATAGGGCGGAGCTGGAGGCCGAGGCTGCTTCTGAAAAGTCAGGAGCTTCACCGACTACAAAAGACGCTTGAAAAATCGCAAATGGGGGAAAGGTGAATGATGAGGAAAGCGATCGCCGCGATGGCGGCAATGACGATTTGTTTAACGGCGTGCGCAGCTCCTGCGGCGCCGAAAATTGAGACCGTTGAGGAGAAAATAGGGAATCTCACGATTCAGGCACCTGTTGGATGGGAAAAAGATGTAGATGATAGTTATGACCTTTTCACATCGTACACATATAAGAAAGTCGAAAACGATAAAGGAATTGCCTTCCTGACAATTTACTTTAGTAAGGATGCTAAAGAAGATTTTTCGGTTTCGGATTTCGATTATCTGTTCAATGAAGAGCATGACGGGATTGATATAGTTTTTAACCAAGTCGACGACACATTTATCGGTGATAAGCCGGTCCGTCAAGGCTCTGGCACATGGCAAACAAATTATGATGGGAATGTCGGAGACCTGTACGATCTGACGCGAGCGGCCATGTACGACGCTGATCACAAACAAATCCAAGTTGATTACATGTATTTGGATGAGAAAGCAAAGGAAGGCTATGCAGACTATGCAGATACACTCATGAGCACAATGCAGCTGATTTATGACTATCAATATACCACTGAATAAAAAAAGACCGCCCTGCTGCGATAGGGCGGTCTTCCGGGATGCAGTTACTCACAACCCTTAATACTAAGACAGCTAAATTATAACTGCATCCCTCTTATAATGCAAGCATGGAGGTTACTCGAAATGTGGATTCAGAAGAGGGGAAACAAGTACCGCTTTATGGAGCGATATATTGACCCAATCACGGGAAAACAGCAGTATGTGACATGTACGCTCGAAAAAGACACTCCTCAGTACCAGCGCAAAGCGTCGGCCATCCTGCAGGACAAGATAGAAGAAAAACTCCAGGCATCATCTGCTCCGGATAAAATTACTTTACGGACACTCATGGACAAGTATGCTAACTATCAGGCGGTCACGGTAAAAGAAACTACAGCCGTCCGGAACTCCTATCAGGCCGCTGCTATCGGCAGGATCCTCGGTGAAAAATCAATAGTCAGCAGTCTGACCGCCGGCTATGTCACAGATAAGCTGATCGCCGCGGGAGAGACACCCGCATGCACAAACGGACGGATTAAATACCTGAAAGCATGCATCAGATGGGGTTATAAGATGGATCTGGTTGAATCTCCTGCTCTGGCCGACAAGATAAGCTATCTCCCGGATCCGGGCAAGAAAGAAAAACTCCTCACAAAGTATATGGAGCCGGAAGAGCTCCAGGAGCTGCTTGACGCGATGGATAACAATCGCTGGAAGCTCCTCACGCAGTTCCTCTGCTTATCCGGGCTCCGGATCGGAGAACTAATTGCCCTGACGGATAAGGATGTCGGTGATAAGTATATCCATGTCAGCAAGACTTATGATGTCAAACTCGATAAGCTGCACGACACTCCGAAGACCGACACGTCGAATAGGGATGTTTACATCCAGAAAGAATTGGCGGACTGTATAAAAGAAATGAGGAAGGAACGACGGATCATGCTCCTGGCCGCAGGAGCTTCGTCACATCTTTTCTATCCGGATGCCAAAGGAGGCTACCTTCATTATTTCGCTTTTAATAAATACCTTGCTGAGAATTCTCTTCGTGTGCTTGGCCGGAAGCTGACTCCGCATGCGTGCCGGCACACAATGACAAGCATCTTTGCGGCTCAGGGAGCGAACATTGACACGATCAGCCGGAGGCTTGGCCACAGCGATTCCGGAATTACAAAAGAGATCTATTTACACGTGACCGGAGAACAGAGGAAAAAAGACGAGGCGCAGATTGACAATATCCGCATGCTGAGCAGTTGATACCAGGTAGCAAAATGGTAGCTTTTTATGTTTTCTTTTGCGACTTTTGGCGACTGTTTTTAAATTTTAAGACATCCCGGAAGACAGCATAATTATCAATAATTCTGCTATCAAGTGTCTGCACGTGACCAATGTGTTAGGGTACACCGCCGGCACTAACACAAAATCCCGTTTTTCTTGAATATATCAGCAAAAATGGGATTTTTTAATGCTCAAAAAATAGAAATGGTAGCAGAATGGTAGCAAATCGATTTGATTAAGCACTTTATTGTGTTATACTCTATTTGGTTAGGTAAAAGTATTTGAGGTTCTACAAACGACAGAAAGAGGAGGTGAAGCACCTCCTCTTTTTGCATGTCTTTAAAATGATCAGCAAGGATAGCATAAGGATATCCTTATGCGGAATTTTGAGATTAGCAAGGATAGCTTATGGGGGACCATAAGCGAAAAATCTCAAAATCTAATTCCGGAGCCCTTCCCAAAATTGCAAAACAAAAAAGAAGTTCAGTTTCGTGATATTTCTTACTCAACAACTCAACTGCTTGCACAACTTCGCAAGCAGGGCGTGCGTATATACCCTCACAACTTCGCAAGCAGGGACTGCGTGCGCACCGGCTTGCTTTTTGGGAGAGCCAAACCCCGGGAGGCTTAAGAAAATCACCTCGTGATTATTTTGTGGATTTCATAACTTAGTCAAAAGATATCCAAGTTTTTCCCAAGTTTTTCCCCAAATCTTACTCAACTAACCGAAGAATTGCTTCACCGCTTAGGTACTGCGTTCCGAGCGCTGCGGCTAAGCCAGCGCCAAAGATGCCAGGATACTCCACTCCCTGCGGATCACGTCCAAGACAGTAGCAGATAATTTCGACAGCCGTAATCATCCTCTGTTCCTCGCCGAGCTTAATATAATGATTATGAAAAGCAACTTCTGTTCGAGGTCCGATAAATCCGTCTTCAACAAGACCCGCTTGCCAATCGATATTTGCAGCCCTCTGTAGGCATCTGATCATGTTTCTTGTTGTCTCTGCTCCGCGAATTCCGTCAACTTCAATCTGGACACCTGTGAAATTGATGGTGTGCTGCTGGCCTGCGGCAACGAGTGCTCGCGTGCCTTCGTATTTCGGGGTGTTATCAGCATAGTCAATATAGCAGAATCCTTTAATCCGACTGTCGTTCCAGCTGTAGGTTTTGACCGCACAGCTGTCACCGTTCCGGTCATACTGCACATTAGAGGTATTTCCTTCGCCACAGTCGAACGTCTTATTTGCGCTGTCGATCGCCAGGACACGCCCTATATGCGAGTGATTGAAGACCACCAGCGCGCCGATGAGCGGCTTCGTTCCTGTCTTTCCGGCTTTTCGGAAGACCTCGAAGGTCTCAAAGCACGAATATCCGCAATATGTTGATGGAGTCATGTGCCAATGTTTCAAGGCTTCCTCAACACCAAACTCCACAATCTCAAGTGCAAATTGATAGGTGGCACACCACGGCTGATTTTGGCAGCCGGCAAGCCCGGCATTACTCACAATGCTGCTGAAGACCTGATGATTGTTTCCTGTCTCCGTGTACGGGATCTGCGCAAGCTCCCACTCTTTATCTATGATGTTCTGCAATTTTCCGTTCATTCTCTCCCCTTTGCGTATATACCCAAATGGATCACTTTTCTCTGCCGGGAAGCAGTAAAACGTGTATGTGCTGCCCAGGCTGTTTTCAACAACTGTCTCGTCTCTCTGATAAGCAGATCTGTCGCGCACATTTCCGGTGCTGATGTGATCGATATCAGAGAAACAATCATGCTCGTCTATATGCTTCGGTAACGTCCTAAGGCCTTCACAGAGAACGTATTTCGTATAGAGGCGATAAACCGCACCTGCGTTCCCATTGTCCATGTAATATGGCGCCTTATAGAACCACCCGCTTTTCCGAACATATTCATACAGCGTCTTGTACTTGCTCTGCTGCTCATATCGATTCGCCATCAGCGACAGCTCCGCGCAGGCTCCATCTATGCTCCCTTGCTCTTGCAGAGCCAAGTTGGCCAGTCCGGCAATTTCATCTGACGTAAGATCATACTTTCTATACATGATGCCCTCCTGCTAAAAAACGGGGAGCCTAAGCTCCCCGCCTGCTGTAAGTAAAGTTGTTTATTTACTCGCCTTTATCTGCATTATCTTTTATCTTGCCGAGCCGGTCCCGTATAAATGCCGGAATAACCACGCCAGCCTGATCAAGATTTTCGATGATGCTGAGTATCTCCATAATTACCACATATACGCTTACAAACGTAGCAACATGCGCCTGCGCCGCGATCAGAACAGCTGCCTCGATCACACAGGCTATTAGTACGACAAGCAGCTCCCCACCTTTACGATACAGGCCCTTGCGCATCTTTGTGCTATCCCAAACGCCATTTACCGACGCCTGAATCCATCCGGTGATGATATCTGCTGCCGCGCCGATCAGAGGAAGGAGGATAATCCAATATGCATGCGTGTACTGAATCTGAGAGATACTGTTGATAATGTTAGCTGTATTGTCCATGACGTGTATACCTCCGCAATAATAAAGAGCACCGGTGGTCCGATGCTCTTGCCAGATGTTTTTATTAAGTTAATTGAAAATCTCGTGTTGTTGATTCAGTATGCCTCACGGTCTATCTCTTGCTTGCTTCAAGTAAACCTCCTTATTTACTGCAAAAATCTTGCATGATCTGCTTTGACCTTTTCTTTTGCCACATGTGCATAACGCATTGTTGTACTGATTTCAGAGTGGCCAAGGACCGCCTGTACGGATTCGACCGGCATCCCCCGGTTGATAGCCGTCGTGGCCATCGTGTGCCGGAATCTATGCGGGATCACATCAGAGACTCCGGACTCGGGTGTCAGCTTGTGAAGACACCTTCTTACTGCTGACGGTGAAATTCTTTTGTGCGGTTTCCGCGAAGAAACGAAAAGCGCGGGATTATCATCATTTCTTGAATCCAGATATTTCCTGATTGAAACAACAGCTGTAGCATCAATATAAGAGGTCCGCCACTTTTCACCTTTTCCAAGGACGACTATTTCTCTCCGTTCTAGATCTACATCCTTTATATTCAAGCCAACACATTCGGCTACCCGAATTCCGGAAGAAGTCAGCAAATCTATGATTGCCCTCTCCCGATCTGTCTTGCAAGCCATCCGCAACGATTCAATCTGGACATCCTGGTAAGCCGTCCGAGGTCTCACATCGTTTTTTTCTGGTTTGATTCGTACAGATGGATCTTTTGAAATATATTCTTCCTGATAGAGCCATGAGAAGAATGAGCGAATAATTGATTTCCTCTGGTTGATCGTCGATTTAGACAGCCGTTTGCCTGTCCGTTTATCCGTGCTTATGTCCTGGATAAAAAGCCTCAGATGATTTACGGTAATCTGCTCCAGAGGAAGGCAGAGCTGAAAAAGCAGCTTTTCCAGGCACATTCTATACTGCTCCTTTGTGCCGGCCTTCATACATCCATCCTGTTCCTTTGAAGCCATATAAATATAATAGGCTTCCGGGAGCTGGTAGTCCGGAACGGACAACTCTGTCGAGATCTGTTCAATCTGGAACCCCATCGTGTAAATGTTAAGCAGATCCTTGACGGCGCGTATCTGCTCCGGAGGAAGAACGCCCTGCAGCCTAAGGCAGAATCCTTCCGTGAAACTGTCGCACATAAAAACACCCCTTTCCGCATTGTCTCTTGCGGACCAGGGGTGTTAATTGTTATAATATCCCTGACCGCAAGGTTGGCGCGGGTCGGGATTTGTTCTTTGCCGAGAGCTTCCCGACCCGCTCTCTTTTTATTGTTCTATACTTATAATATCATAAATATTCTTATAGAACAAGTGTTCTGTGCTGTTTTTCAGGTGTTTTGTTACGTAAATGCCCGGCTTAGATTTTTTGATAGCAGATTTTATTGTTACCGACACAAATGTCGGGAACATATTTCGTGTGACTTGCTACCACCTCATACAATGCTTATCATACAAGTAGGAGGTGATACTATGGCACCACCGAAAAAGAGCGACAAGGATAAGCATATAAAAATGTCTGTGTCATTTGAACCTCGACAGTTCGACCAGCTCATGCACTATTGTCAAATCAATGAACGGTCTGCTTCCTGGGTGATCCGGAAGGCGCTGTCTGATTGGTTCGAGAAGCATAAAGATGATGTCGCTCCATGATCAGCGGCCCCGTTCATCCGGGGCCGTTTGATTTATTGCTACCGCATCATACTATTACGTATTAGGTGGTATAATTACTACTAAATGCCCGTTTAGTGCATTATGTTATTAAGAATAAAGTTCCAACAACTGCTTGCTGCCTATTAACATGTTAGACG